CTGTACCTACAGGTAAACCTGAAGCAGCAGCTAATCCTGCACCTCCAATAGCACCTAAAGTTCCAAGAGCAGTAGCGCCGCCTAGAGCGCCTTTGCCAGCGCCTTTGAAAGCACCACCAATAATGCCTTCTTTAACTTGTGTTTGATTTTCTTCATCTTTATTCATATCTTCTTCTGCTTCAGCGTTTCTTTTTTTTCTAAGCATGTTCGCACCTAGAGCGCCTGCACCTAGCAGGCCAGCGCCTATTAAAGCGGCCCCAGCTGGGCCACCTGGAGCTGCAGCTGCCATGCCTTTTAACGCACCGCCTACACTGCCAGCTCCTTGAGAAATTGCAGATCCTATATTACTTGCTCCTTGAGCTATATTAGAACCTAGATTACTTGATCCTTTAGCAATGCTTGTTCCAATATTAGTTAAATTTTTTTGCGCGGCACTTCCTAAAGCGGTACCAGCTTTGTTTAAAGCTGTAGTTACAGCTCCTTGTGTTGTAGGAACAGCACCTGGGACTGCATCTCGTGCACCAGCAAGGGCGTTAGTTGCTCGTGCTAACGCGCTTCCGCCTGGAACAGCACCTACTGCAGGATTCAGAGGTTTCATGAACCCCTTGGCTCCACCTTTAGCCATTTTTCCGTAAGTGGAAGCCCAAGACCCCTCTGCATTTTCATCACCATAGTCAGATAAAATTTGGTTTGCTTGTGATGTGGGTATGTATACTTTTCTGCCGTTAACAACAATTTCTGCAACACCTTCATTTTCATCTTTACCAGCAATTGCATTAATAACACCGCCACCCAATCCACCAGCAGCAGCTCCCCCTAACGCACCGGTTATGGCACCTGGAATTCCGCTACCCATTGCTCCAAGCGCAGCACCGCCTAAAGCACCAGCTTTTGCGCCAGAAGCAGCGCCTTTTACACCACGATTTAAAGCTGCAGCGCCACGACTTATTAAGCCTTCATTTATTTTGGCGGCTGCATTGTTTTTCATAGAATTATTTATGCTTTTAACATGTTAAAAAAGCCAATAATTTGTTCCTTGAGAAAGTCTTCTAGGTTCTTTCTAGGTAAAGTTTTAAGAGAATCTGCAAACATTTCAAATACTTCTTCTAAAGAACCGTCTTGATTGATAACATATTGCTTGCTTTCAAGTATACCGTTAACAAAAGCTTTAGGACATGAAGGATCAGCAACACAATCTACTGCAACTAAACGCATGTCTGTAACTCTGTTTATCCCGCCACTTTCTTCAGAAAGTTTACCTAATGCACGGCTAGACATCCCTACCTTAACACCATCATTAATAAGAGATCTAACAATACAGCCCATGGGTGTTGATAGAATTTGAGACTTACCCATTACTAAGTTGTTTTCAAATTTTAAATTAGTAACAATGTGACATGCACGCTCCAAGTTAACTTCAGCAGATGTAGGGTGATTTAATTCGCCCATGGCTCTTTTAGTGTCTACCATTTCCTTGATGTAGCGATTAACTTCACGCTCCATGTCAGCGCGTTCGTAAATTCTTTGATTACGATTGATGGAATCGCACATCATGTAAGGTCCTTGAATAAAGAGCTTAGGGGCTTCTTTAGAATTTTTTTCTTCTAGAATGTATTCGAACTGCTCTTCAGGTGCAGGTGTTTCGACTAACAATCTAAGTGCAGATTTGGCCATATAAATATTTATATCCTTAGATTACGTTTATTTATTAATACCAAGCTCTTTTTCAGTAAGTATTAGGAATTTATAATTATGCTTAGAACACCATTCTTTGGCCGCTTTCCATTTAGCTTGATTTTGTGCATATCTCTTTGTTTCATAAACTAATGTAGAGTACCGTTTGTTTCCTTTTACTGGTAAAGCAACTTGGCTACTAGGTTTAATTTCTATTATGTATTTTGATATTCCTGTGGATTCACGCAATGCAACAACGCCGTCTGTGTAATATCTATGTACTTTGCCGTCAATTGGATTTGTGTACGGTATAATAACGGATTCACTTGCCCATTCTAAAACGTTTATACTTTCATCACACCATCTGAAAAATTTAAGCTCCCATCCAGATCTGTACACAGGATAACCTTTGCCTTTGTATTTGTCAGGATTTTTGGGTTTAAACAAACCTTGCCGAAACTTATCGTTGCGCTGCAACGGTTGCATATTACCCCAAGTAAAATCTAGGTGGTTCAGCATCACCTAAACCAGGCGCACCTTCATACAGCTTTTGCTCTAGTGTTGCTTTTTCTTGTACACCTTGACTCAGAATATCAGTACCATTAATTTGACCACCGCCAAACAATTGTGTACCAGTGTATTTGCCCCGTACATTTCCAACCGCGATTTTACTTAAAGCTAATGCGTATTGATACACCCATTGTTCTTTTAAGATGTCTCTTAAAGGTTTTTCAACATAACAAGCCACAATACCATAAAAACGTGTATCTTTCTTAGGTGCAGGGTACATGGTCATGTATTGTGTGCGCTCATCAAACAAAATAGAACGCCGTGTGGCTAGTAATTTTTCGCGCATTTCCAACCAATTCTTTAGAACATACCAGCTAATTAAATCGAATCCATAATTACCCATGGCGTAGCTGAAATATGTTTGCTGTGCTAGTGTTTGTTCAATTGTGAACAGTGTATTGATACCTGTAGTGCTGCCTTCTTCAAATTCTATAACATCTATTACTTTTCTGTAGTCCATAGCATCATAATCAAAACTGTTAACTGTCTGCTGCTGTTGACCTGTAGGTGTAAAATATTGAGCTAATTGACCATTAAAATTAATCACACTCAAATATGCACTGGTGGTTAATATTTGATTGTTAAAAACACCGGTTGTATATTCTGCAGACAAGGCGCGTGAAGAACTGAACACACCTGCAGGTAATGTTGAAGTTGCAACATACACAGTTGTTGACGTTGAGTTTATTCTGTTGAATTGTGGTGAAATGCTGAACAACGAATCTAGTTTTAAGCCTTTGTTGGGTTCATACAATTCAGAATCAAAAACTAAATATTCTTCTGTGTAACCTGCATACTTAGAAAACATTTCACAAGCAATAGCTATATTTTCAAACAATTGATCTTGATGTATTTCTACATTTATTAAAGGTGCACCTAATGCTCTAGATATACGTTCGCCCAAGCGCGAGAATGAGTTAATTTTGTTATTTAAATTAGTACTCTGAAACGCGGAGATAGGTGTGATATCACTGCAATCCATGCTATTATTTATGGTTAACTAGCAGGGGCTCCGCCAGGTGCTGCTTCTCCACCACCTGCAGGAGCCGCCCCGCCGCCAGCTGCACCACCGGCTGCGGCTCCACCAGCAGCAGGAGCTGCTCCCCCACCTGGCCCTGGACCAAATTCTGGCGGCATTCTCTCACCACCCATGGCTGCACCGCCACCAAAAGCTGCTCCTCCACCACCTGCTTCTGCTCCTTGACCAGCAACAGGAGCTCCCATTTCTCTCCAATTAGGACCTGCATTCGTAATTTGATCTAACTCCCACATTAATTCACGGTCTTTTCTAAGAAACTCTCTATTAGCCATGATATCAGAATCAGACCAACCCAAGTACTTCTTTTGAGCATATGTTTTGGAGACAAGATCAGAAGTAGTAATTGTATTAAAGTTTTCAGCTTTAATTTGAAATTTTTGATTTTCCCTAAGCTCATAGAAGTTTGTAGGTACATTGAAAACCAATTCAATGTCAGCTTCATTTAATTTGTATTCAGTCCACATTTCCTTAAGCTTCAAATGTGTAACAAAACCATTCTTTAATCCTGCAGCAAACTTTTGTTGTAATCGTATAATGAACCGTGCAAATTTTAATTCTTCACGCAATATGTCTGTACCATCTCTGAAAACTTCTTCTGGATTCAAACGTGAAGCAGGTACTTTGAGAGATTTGTAAAGTTTTTTGACAAAATACATTAAGTCTGTCAATTCACCTAAGTTTTGACCACCAGCCAATTGCTCCACTGTTGTACCGGCAGAACCTGCACGTTTAGCAAACCAAAAGCTATCCAGCATGGATTGAGGGTTGAACTTTTGTACTGTGCCACCTTGATCATTGTCATAAGTGCGACGAGACCAATAATTTGTCATTAATTTTCTTAGATATGCTTCAGCTTTAGGCGGGCTCATGTTGCCTACATCTACATTGAATACTAAACGTTCAGGTGCGCGTACTAACCGGTATATGACAATGGCATCTTCAATCAAAGATAACTGTCTGTAAGCACGTCGCGCATTTTCTATGAACGGTAATCTCAGTGTTTTGTTTTCATTCCATATGCCAGAATGAATGTAAGTTACCTGATTCAAATCCAGCGGTACAAATTCTACTTTAGCTATTTTACCTGGGTTTTTAGGATCATAAATATTTTTCTTGAGAAGATAGCCTCGTACTACTTGATTTTGTACATTTTGAAAAACCGGGTCAACAACATCAGAAGGGATGGAAACTATGCCTAAAACTCCTTCTGTAGGGTATTTTTTGTGCACAATATGTTCAAAATAAAGCTCGGCATCTACGAGTAGGGTACGTAAATATTCCCAACCTTTTTGTTCAAGTTCAAAATAGCCAATGTACTTTTGAAATTCTTTCTTTAATTTTGTTTTTTGCTCTTCAGACAATTCAGTTTCTTTGAACTGTAATTTCACTATTTCACCGCTGTCATCTTTGTTAATAAATTCATCACATATTTCATCTAATGCATCTGCTACTTCTGAAAATGCAGCCATGACGCGATAATCCATGAGACGCTTGCCTTTGTCTGGTTGCAAATTTGCATACATGAATTCATGATAATCTTTCTTTTGCAAAACATTTGCATACAAATCGTCTGCTGTTGCAATGGTTGTGGATACGCCTTGTCGGCCTAATGCTTCTTCGCGCTTGGTACCTTTGTTATAAAAAGTTTCATATTTAGGATTGAGCTGTTTTATTTTATCTTCAACTTCTAAAGCGTGGTACGGCAGTTTGGATGAAATAAAATTAGCTAAATTTTTTCCAAATGTGCTGCGTTCATTAGGATTTACAGGCTCCGCCATATTGATTATTTATAGAACTACTGAGTAATTCAATTAATTAAACATTAGCTGTGTAAATTACACGCACAAAGCTGCGACCGGTGCCATCGTTCAACACTACTGTGAATTCAGCATAACCATTGTCAAGATCAACAATTTTGTCTGTGGTTGTACCTAATGTCTTGGACTCATTGTATTTTGCAGTAACTGCTGTAACAGCTTCAGCTAAAGAATTGTATGTACCTAATTCTGTTTCTTCTGCTGTAGCAGCATGCAGAATAGTTTCATTGTCTGCATCTAAAACAAGTCTGTATTGATCATATATTTTAACTTTTTTCATAATTGTTACAGCCTCCATTCATTGTAAGCAGACAAAGAATTAAAATACAAATCATTTTGAGCTCCACCAGCAGTGGTTCCCGCTACAAACCATTCTGCACGATCAACAGCTGTTGAAAGAGATCCAGCATTGATGTTTACAGTGGTTACATTGTTTACAGTTCCTGTTTGGCGCACTAAAACTTGAGCAGTGCTGGTCCCTGTTCTGTTGTATGCAATTGTAAAGACGGAATTACCTGCATACCCCCAACCCAGATCTGAGTAAGCGCCAAGAACTGTGCCACTGTTGACAGCAGTTTGATAAGCGTCTCCACCACCAAGAGCTCCAGCTCTAAAAGCAAATATGTCTGTAGTACCATTCTTTAAAACTACACCTTTAAATCCGTTGCGAAATTGTATGCCCAGCTTGAATGTGAAAGTACCGCCTATCATTAACGGTGAAGCTAATTCGCGAATAGCATTGGCTGAATATGCTTGATTTGGTGCTACAATGTAGCCAGTACCGTACATGCCAAAGCAAGAATTATCATTACTGTTTAAATTACCACCGCCACCTGCTGTGCTGTCGCCTAAGAAGAAGCCAGCTCCCACTGGTGGTGTGCCACCGGAACCATCAGCAGTACGGCTTGCAGACCATGCTTTGAATCCTTGACCGCCATTGGTAGGTTCTGCGAATAATCCAGTTGTTCCAGTATTTTGCCAAGCCATGTAATTATTTATTCTGCAAAGTCAATTTTTATTAATTTTTAAAAGTAATTTTTGTTTATATAAACATTTGTTATTGTAAGGTAGATGTTGTTGGTGTTGGTGTTGGTGTCCTATAGTTCTTAGATTCATCTGTAGCATTGAGAATAGCGGGAGTAGGTGTTGGTGTTCTGTAATTCTTAGAATCATCATTAGCGTTTAATATTGCCATTGTTACTGTGCGTGTCACCGTACGAGTTAATGTAGGAGTATTTGTAAGTGTTGATGTTGGAGTTGGGGTTCGGTAATTTTTTGATTCATCTGAAGCATCAACAATTGCAGGGGTGGCTGTAGGTGTGTTAGTTACAGAAACT